GTTGCCGTGATCGGTGGCTGGGTTGCCCTTAAATTCAGTCTCAGCGCCGTGGTAGGCGCGCACCATTTCACGGATTACCGCATCGGGCTTTTGCCAAGGGCTAAGGCCAAGGATAGCCCCGACCCTGCTGCCCGTTATGCGCATATTGCGCGATTCGTGCCACGCTGCGCTTTTCTGCGCTACAATTTGATCAGCCATGTTTTATCTCCTTTTACATGGTGTTTTTAATAGCCCGCTTTATGCGGGCTTTTTTTGTGTTCTAAAAAGGTACATCGTCCGTGTCAATGGCGGGGGTCGGCGCGGCTTTTACTGGTGCAGACGCCAGCGGTTTGCGCGGGCTGACAGCTTTTACCCAGTTGCCTTTTTTGCTTTTATCGTCAAGCTCCCAAGTGCCAAGCTGCAAGACCATGGGCTGATTGGTGATGGTCGCCAGGCTTGCGTCGCTTGGCGTGCTTTCGCCAGCTTTTTCCATAGCTGCGAATAATTTACCGCCAGCATTGGTGGCGATGGCCGCCAGCATGCGTTTGTGCTGAGTGCCCTTGGCTGGGTCATAAACTTTGAGCTTTTGGAAAAGAACCCTATTCGCGTATTCCGCTGGCTGGCTCACGCGCCACTTCAGCTTAATGGTTTCTTCTAAGTTATACATATCGTTTTTAGCGTCTTCGCAGACGGCTAAAACCTTAGTGTCATTTGGGATTAAGGCAATTTCGCCGCCGCCCAATTCAAAATTGCCGGTGCCCTTGGTGTCCGTTGTTCCAAAAAATGACATGATTTATTTTCCTTCGTTGTAAAACTTGATGAATTGTAGGATAGGGTTTTCGCCGTGAATGACATCAATCTCCGATGGCATTCCGTAGCGGTTTTTGGCGTTTATGTAACCGACTTGTCCGTCGCTGCTAGCAACTAGCTTGCGATCACCCGTGTGGGTGATTCGCCCGTATTTGGTAGTCTGGCCTTTGCGGTTTTGCTCACTTCCTAAAACCAGTTCATCCTTACGCAAGTAAAGCACCGCGTCACTTTGGGCGACATAAGCGCTCAGGGCTTGGCCATCCATATCAAGGCTAAAAACGCTGTAATCCGCCGCTGCGTCGGGGCGGTTGCGGATTTTCTTGATGCCCGTGTGCGCAAGAAAGACGATCCCCATTCCTTTTACCGCGCGTAGCTGTTCGCACTTGTAAATAAATTCGGCGTGCCAGCTTGCGACTTCAGCAAAGCCTTTGTGGAAGCCGCCGCTAGCGTCTGCCACCGTGCCCACTTTGTCGCGCAAGGCGATCTCGTGCCCAAGCAAGCCGTCGAGCGTTGTTATGGAGTCGATAACCAGCGTCTTGTAACCGTGCTGCGATTGCATCAATTCGTCCAGCAGCGCCAGCAACGCCGCCCGTGTGCTTTTGGTAATGTTGCCAGCGGCGTCTTGTGCAGCCTTTGGCAAGCGTGGCAGCACAGCTGGTTGCGCGTCTGCCTCCCAGTTTTCAAATACCGCCGTGCCATCCTCGGTTGGTAAAATGATAGGGCTTGGGAACAGCGCACCTAAGGTTGTCTTGCCAGTGCCCGGGCTGCCCACGATGGTGATCATCGGTGGCTTTAATTTAGGCTTAGTCGCCTTTTCGAGCATGCTCATTGTGTTTCTCCTTTTGGTTTGCAAACTTTACTAATTTTTGTATCGTGCCAAGCGTCGGGTTGCCGTTCCTTCTGCTTATTACATTCTCAACAGTAGATAGGCTTAACCCCGACCAGGCCGCGATTTCATGCGGGTGGTACGGCTTCAGCCGTTTGATTAAATCGTCCAACACATTGATTCCTCCTTTTGTTTAGACACCGCAATATTAGCCCCAAAAGAGGCTAAAAACTCACTACGCCTTGTAAAGATATGTAAAGATTCGGCCATTCTTGCTGGTCACTTTATCGCTGCGCACCTTGCCGATTTGCTCTAAATGCTCAATGGCGCGCTCTACATCTTCCAGCGCTACCTTAGAGCGCCCTACCGCATTGCGCACGCGGCCTGCTGTGGTGTGTTCGCCCGTGCCTAGCTTTTCCATGAAGCGCATCACGCCCGCAAGTAGCCCGTCCCCGCGCTCTGCTGATTTTCGGCTTGCTAGGCTGTCGCTGCTGCGGGCGCGCTCGATTTTGTCGAGGGTCACGGATTTAACCAGTTCATGTGCCCACTCCATCTCAACGCGGGTTATCGTGCCCGAGCTGGCGGCCAAAATGCCAGCTACCTTAATAGCCAATTCTTGCGCACCCATGGCTTGGCTTTCTAAGTCGCTGCCTGAATCGCGCTCGATTTCGGCAACGCCAAGCCAATACTGGCCGACTTTGGACAGGAAGGCAAGGCCGTCCTCGCTCCACTGGATGTATTGCCAGTCGCCTAGTCGCTCGACACGCTCGCCGCCATTATCTGCGCTGCCAGCTTGGAGCAGCGCTGCTAGCCTGCCTTCTATATGCATGGGTAGATCGGCTTGGCTGACTTCGCTTTGTGGCTTTTCGCGGGGCACGGTTTCGGCTTCTTCAAAGATCAGCGCTCGCCCTAAAAACCCGCCAGTCAGTAACCAGCTATCCTTATCCAGCGCCGCATTGAAGCTGCTCGGCTCGGACAGTGCAAAGAATGTTAGGTACGGTTCCACCAGCCCGGATGTTGCCGCTTCCAGCGCTTTATAAGCACGCGCCAGCTCGCCATGTGGGTCTTCCTTGGCCAGCGCCGCTGGGTTTTCGCCGTCTGCTAGCCCCATTTTTTTGCATATTGCACCGATGCGGCGCTCTGCCAGCTCCTGCATTTCCCGTTTCATATCGCCCGATAAGCCGTGGCTGCCCGTGGCTTCAGAGTACATCGCGATCATTTCGGCCAGCAAGTCTTCTAGGTAATGCGCCCCGCTTTTGCCAGCGCCCGCTAGCTTTTCGAGCTGCTTGCCGAATTCATCATACACATAGTGCACGGCCTGGTGCTGGATGGCATTGCGCACCAGCTCTTGCGATGATTTGAATTTGCCGTGCGTGGCCGGCGCCAGCCCTAGCGCTTTGTGCGCCATGTCAATACATCGCTTGATCGCGCCCTTGCCCGTCCGACTGCCAGCGATGCCGATAGTGATCAGATTCAGCGAGGTGTCGCGCCCTGCCACTAGGTGCGACAGGCCAGCCGCGTTGCTGACAATTTGCAACGCCGCCGCAACTGCCAGCCGTGGCCGTGGGTAGGCGCATCGGGAATTTATCCATGTGGTTATCTCACCCACAAGCCCAGGCGGTGTCAGTAGGTCAATGCGGGGCGGTGCAGCCTTTGGCGCTTCCTCTTCCCATTCGGTGTTATCGATGAAGGTGACGGGGTCTGTGTAGCCGTGCTGCTGCGCAAGGTGTCGGATAGTGCCAGCGGTAATCGGGCTGGCAGACTTGCCAAAGCCGTGCCACTTTTGCGCCATCTGCTCCATATCCTCTTTTGGGTTGCCGATCAGCGACCATTCTTGCCAAAGCGCAAGGCCATCCGCGCCGCCGTCCGTGGCATGGTGCAGCGCCATGCCGATGCTAACCCACTCTGCGTAACCAATTGCTGCATCATTGGGTATGCAGGCCAGCATCTCGGACAGCGTGCCAGCTTCTATTTCGCCGTGTGTCCCAGCAACACGGGGCATGCGCTTGATCAAATTGATCAAGGAGGCAGGCGCGTCGCCAACGCTGTCAGGGCTACCATGCAGGCCGCTGTAACGATGCCCGCTGGCGTGGAGGCTGTAATCGCCCACTACATAACCACTGCTCTTAAAATCGACGCCTGGCAGGTCTTTGTGCTTGCTCACTAGGTCGATACCGGCGGGCGCCTTGAAGTACCAGTGCTCACCGTTTTGGCTACCCGTCTGCACAATGTAGCCACAGGCCGCGCGGACGTCAGCCATTTGCTCGGCGCTCTCCCATCCTCCATTGCGACCGTCGACATCCACCACCAGCAGCCCGCTAGTGTTTACAACGATTCCGTAGCCGTCTTGTAGCTGGTTGCCAAAGAAATGGCCGTCCTCGTCCTCTAAAAATTCGAGCTGATCGGCGTCCCACTCAGGCGTGGTTTGCCAAGATGTGGCGCGCGGGTGCTTGCCAACGGCTTGGCACTCAGGGTTGCCACAGCCACAGCCGCCACCTTTGGCGATAGGGTGCAGGGGGAAAATGCGCCAGCGGGCTGCTAGCGCTTCGTGGTAGTCATTCATATTATTTGACCCTCACGACGGCAAGCTGCGATTTTTCGGCGCCAGTGATCGTAGTCTTGAATTTGACCCCGTGATATGTTGCGAAGCCGTTTACATGGGCGCGAAGCAATTGCAGGGTGTCGCCAAAGGCTGGCGTCAAAACGAGGGTCTCACCTTTTTTCAAAGCGCTGAAACCGTACAGCTCATGGCGTGGCTTTTTCAAAATGATTTCTTTTGGCATAGCGCCCCTTTTTGTTCAAAATAGTGGAGCCGCGATCTTAGGCCAAAAAATAGACAAAGCGAAAAAAATATAGAAAATATTTTTACTCGTTGTTTTAGCCCCTAAGCGCCTTTCCCTAGGCTGCCCCCTAGGCAGTGCTATAAAAGCCCGAAAAAGCGCCATTGCGCAGCCTTGGCGGGGCATCGTCGCTGCCACACAAGCCCTATGCCAAGGGTGGAAAGCTGGCAACGAAGAATCTTTGCTATGCTTTTTTACTTGAAAAATGATAGTGCAGAAATGATAGCAAAATGGCACTTTCTGGCGATGGTTAGTAAAATCCTAAGATCAAAAGGGGGGATGGTTAGTGTTACTATCCATGTGTAAGCCATTGATTTTGTTCACTTTTCTTTGATGGTTAGTAAAAAAGGAGGTTAGTAGCGTAGTAGACATAAATACCCATAAATTTAGACCTAAAAAGTAACTAGAAAAACACCCTATAAATACCTATTATCTATGGGTAAGTAGGCATAGATATATAGTCTTAAACATTCCCTTTCTCTTTGACCTATCAATATATATATAACTAATCTACTATTGATACTATTCTATAGAAAAAGCCTTATAAATCAAAGACTTAGAGCAGTTTCATAGATAGTACATGAACACTAAGCTGCTAACTATCCTAAAGGCGTGAGCTTTGCATATCTTTACAGCGCAGCAGCGGCGCGAAGGCGCGATTGTTTTGGCACAATGGATGCCTTACATGAAAGGAGAGAGGGCATGCATACCAATGACTTGATTGAAAAGTTTTTTGAAACAGATGGCCGGCTTGATGCAGGCCAATCCAGCGCGCGCAGCACCCAAGTGGGCGGCGGCATTAGCTTTATTTGCTTGCCAGCAGCGGGGCGGATGAAGGCGTTTTTAGCAGCTCTCGTTTGATGCGGCATTTCCGCAACAGAGAAAAATATATTTGCACGATTGCAAAAAATGGGTGGTTTTGGTGTACATTACACACATCGCAGCAAACACGCTGCAACCCGCCAAGGGGGAGCTTGGAAAGGAGAATGAAATGGCTAAAATCACTACAACATACGCAGCGGCGCGCAAAATGCTCAAATCGTTGCCGTGCGGCGCAACCGTCCAGCCAGTAGGCCGCAAGGCTATCGTCGCCCTGGTATTGCAAAACGATGCCAACGGCGTTGCGGCAAAACAAGCACTGGAGGCGGCGCGAGCCGAAGCGTTTGCAAAACAATAGTCAAGAAAAAACCACCTTAGTGGTGGACTTGCCAAAGCAGCAAAAGGCGGCCTACGCACAGGCTGCACGGTGGGAGGGCAAGAAACTGGCGGTTTGGGTGCTGGAGCACCTAGACCATGCAGCAGATGATGCGCTGGCTGAGGAAAAGGCCAGCAAAATGATGAAGGAGA